TTGTGAATCTCATCTGGCAGATTCGCATTCACCCGCTTGACCATATGCCCTCCTTTCGTTGTTCTGATAAGAGAGTATATGTGCTAAGACACAAAGTCAAGCGATATTTTCACCCGCCGCCCGAATTGAATGTATAGCAGGGAGTCCACGCCATACGGGTAATTCTTTAATGAACGGCCCATGCTCCATTTGAGCGAACATAAAAGGACCCGTCCACTGGGTCTACGCACGTGGAACCATTCGCCAGCGCGTAAGCGGTCACCCCCCTACATAAATCTGCGTTTCTCTCCAAGAACCGTTGGATCTCGTATAGAGAGATTCACTTGATCCATAATTTACAATGCACTGCGATCCGTTCGCTAATGCATATGCAATTAAATCTTGGCTTGAAACCCCAAGAGTCCGCCAAGCGCCATAACCAGAACCATTAGTAACATTAATATACATATCCCCACCATTCGTTACGAATATGTCCCCCTTAGATCCAGAGTGCGACGGGGGGGACGAAGATACCGCAGGGGAAAGATTTATTGGTGCACCCTGGGATGCACCTTCACTAACGGCAAAATTGCCCCCACGATATAACCCTATTCCAGTTACTGCTGCACTTGCCGCAGAGGGAACTACTGAATATATACCTTTAACGGAACTTGCATATATTCCATAACTGCTGGTCCCCGATGCTGTTATCCTTAATCCGTGCTGCCTTGTCCCGGATAGCATTACATCTAATGCATAATAATCTTCTCCATCGGTTTTTAATCCGATATTCGCGATCTCAACCCAAGCACTGCCGCTCCATAGGTAATAATGTGTTTGCCCGTCAATGGCGAATTGGGCCGTAGTCGGGTATTGTGTCCCAAGAGATGTGCAATATTTCCCGACAGATACCATGTATGACCCATTGGTCGACACTGACGTACCGCCGATGTTCAGGGATGATCCATCCCATTGCAGATAATTCGTGGTACCACCGATGCTCAACTTATACGCCCCGCCGGAGTAGCCGAGAAAGAACCCCGTGCCGGTCGCGTAGTCGGTCTGCCCGCCCCGGATCATCCCGCCTGCGTTCAGTACGATCCCGCCGCCGGTGATCGTCAGCGTATTGTTGACCGCCGTCAGCGTTACATCGGCCCCCGTTGCGATTCCTGAGAGTTTCGCCCCTTCTCCGGCGTTCAACCCTGCGAGATCCGAGAAGGCGAGTTTCGCAAGTGTGACCGTGCCTGTGGTTATCTGCCCGCCCGCGATCGTCGTCTGCCCAGAGGTGAGATACGTCACCTTGTCGAGTGAAGCCGCCGCAACGTCCGTGGGATCGTATCCCGAGCCGAACGTCACCGTGCCGTCTATCGTGATCCTGTTCCCGATTATCCGGATCCCTTCCGCGCTCGCGTTGATAGTCGCGATTACGTTACTGTCCGCGACGGGGACGAAGTCCAACTGACTGATGGAGATCGTGCCTGCGTCAATACGAGCCGCGGACAGATACCCGGTCGTGATGTCCGTGGCGTTCAACGAACCACGGATCGTCATCGTGGCCCCGTCCCACTTGATGTAATTCGATGTCTCCCCAGCGGCCCCTAGGTAGAGCCCGTCCGTGGCGAACTTCGCCATGAGGTTCTGCGTCGGCGTGGCGGTATCGTACAGAAAGAGGCCCTTGACTCCCGACACGGTGCCGAGCCTGATTATGGTCTGCGCCGCAGCGTTCTGGATCAGGTAGGACCCGTCGTTCTCCACGATCCAGTCGCCGGACTTGTAGACCGCGTCCCCGTCGATCTTGAGATTATCCCCTGCCGCCGCCCAGAACCCGTAGTCTCCCGCACCCCAGTTCCCCGTACCGTCGTGTTTCGCAAGGCCGTTCAGATACCCCATTGCGGTCTTCGTGGCGTCGGTGGCGTCTTTCACGGAGATGCGGGCGAGTTCCAGGTCCAACTCGATCCGTGCCACACCTGACCCTCCCAACCGAAGGCCGTTCGTCGGGTCATATTTCATGTACTTCGCCGTGCTGCCTATGCCAAGACCGAAGATATCGGTAACGTACCCCAAGAATCCGTTCAGGTTCCCGATCCGCAGTCGTTCCGTATCCGCCGAATAGAGGGATATCCTGATAGGCGACGACGGTTCGAGCAGGATGTAGTTCGTCGTGGCCCCCACCCGCAGTCTACCCGGCAGGGAGTTCGCCAGAGTGCCCGTGGTAGACGTACCGTCCGGTCCCGAGACGACGGGCGCATACGTCCCCGTTGGGACTACCGTGCCCACCGTAATGTTGCCGGGGAAGATATCGTCCCAGTCGTCGAACACCTCCGAGAACCGCTGGCAGGAGAGGTTAATCGACACGTCGGCGTTGATCGTCATCTCATCGATCAGGACGTTGTACGTGCCGCCGTAGTCATCCGAACTGATGGTGACGACATCATCGGGCCGTAGAGCGAGCAGCGTCCCCTTAGAGGAAAACGATATGTCGGCGATCTTCAGGAACTTCCTCTGGTAGTAAAGTATCCCGAGTTTCTGTACGTGCGTCTTGTCCTGCACACCGGGGAAGACGATCGTCTCGCTGTCGATGACGGCGGTGGTAGACTTGGCGGGGACGAGGGCGGTCAGGAACTCGTCCTGCGATTCACCGTCCACCTGATAGCCGACGTACCCTGAATCCGATGCCTTTTCCAACGAGGTCATTGAATACTTGAAGGTGTCCGGCCCGACGTCCTGGCTTTTGAGGATGTCCGCCGTGGTGATCGTGTCCTTCGAGGTCTTCGACAGGACTTGGAGTTTTATCTGCTCCCCGACGATCAGGCAGGAGTGACACATCGCCAAAAGGTTCGACAGCACCGCCGCCCGGTCCTGCTTGTACCAGAAGGCGAAATTCCACGTCAGGCCCCAACTCGTGAACGTCGTCTTCGCCGTCTCAAACGACGGGAGGTCGAGGTCGTAATCCTGTACCCCTATGTTCCGCAGGACCCGCCGGATTACGTCGGCGGGATTTGTCACCGACGCCGTGGAAGTCATGGAGAACTTCGTCGGCATATCAAGGATGCGGTCCCCGGACACCCAAATTCCAGGAGCATCCGCCGCTCCATCAAGATCACTGTCGGCGATGATCGGTTGGAACATCCGATAGGAACCGATCGCGCTCTGCGTGAAGGAGTATCCTGCCGAGGTCCAGACGATCTTCGCCCCGAGTTCCCGTGGGGATCGGACCTCGCTGATCGTGTAGAGAGACGGCAGGGTACCGAGGACGTAATACCTGGCTCCGCTCGCGTACACTGACCGCAGCGGGACATAAGCGGTGCCGTACGATTCCGGGAGGCAGACCGAATCGTTCACGACCCCGTAGGTCGACGGGTAAAGACTGCTGATTAACTTCGTGTTCGGATAGGATCCTCGGAGATATTCCTGTAGGAAGTCTTCGCAACCGATGTCGATCTGCTGGTCGTGGGGCGACGCCGTCTTTATCCTGAACCGCCACGATCCGCACAACTCCGCCCCCGACCCGTCATCGATGACTAATCCGATGCGGACCGTGCCGCCGGTAAAGTTCTCCGCTGCGTACAGATTCCCATTATTGATGATGGAGAAGGTTACATCGTTCGGCGCGTGGATTCCGGATTCGGACTTGCTGCGGCGCAAGGTGATCCCGGAGAAATTGATGATCTTGAACTCATGCGGGATGTTCCACTCGCCGCTCTGATACACATTCGGGGCATCAAGGAAGTTCCCCGTGTACGCGCCGGTGCCCCCGGTGATGGTCCCCGTGGACCAGTAATAGACAACTCCCAAATTATCCTGTACGCGGAACGTCCAGGATATCGTTTTTGCGGCAGAGGCGACGACCGTGGTCTGGCGCGTACTAAAACTCTCCATCTAATCGGCCACTCTGCCTAATACGCGGAGCCGCACGCCCTGAAAACCCATGCGGGATGGGGCTTGACCGGCCCTCGTCAATTCACTTGCGAACCGGCACACGTATACGTGACCATCTCCATAATTGAACTGGAAGGACCGCTGCATCGCGTTCGCCTTCGATGAGTCATTGTAAAAGTTGAAGACCGTCCCGCTGTCTGCCGCCGACAATACGTTCCATCCGAAGGACAGGTAGAAGATCGATGACGTGTTGAACGAGATACGCTCCTCAGACCCGTCAACGCCGAGGTGGATAACTTGGTTCTTGGACGCCTCCTCGGCGACAACTCCCTGCGGGGTGATCGACAACGTCGTCGTTGAATAGTCCGGCGTGACCGTCGCCAAAAAATCGTAGAGTTCGGATGCGGCCACTTAGTTCATCCTCCGAGGCACGTTTTGTATCGCCGATATGAGGCTCCCGTTGCGCGGTATCTGCTTCGCCATGCTCTCCCCGAGCACCTTCCCGTCGAGCATGACGACCGAGTGGACGGTGATGTCTCCCGGCCCCGCCCCACCACCGCGCAAATTCTCCCAGAACTCTGGCGGTGCGGACGACAGGAAATTGCTCCGCTGTGGTTCGTACGTCGGGACGGCCCACTCCTTCCCCATTTCCCCACCTATGGACGGACCCACCATCAATCCGCCCCCCCCGAACGCTGGAGCCGTCTGCCCCATGACATCGTAGGTGGCGGCCAACTGACGAGCGGCGGCCAGTTGCGCGGCGTTGTCGGCGGCGAGGATGGCGTCTAGTTGCGCCAATGCTGTGTTCTTCATCTCGCCGAGTTCTCCGACATCTCCTATCACGGAATTGTAGAGGTCCTGATAATCCCCGCCATAAGTCCGCATGAAGGACAAGTATTCCTTCGCGAAGTTCAAATAAGAGGACACATCCTGCGTGGTGGCGTCCTCTGTATACGCGAGGGTCTTCTGCCGCTCGTACTCCAACTGCCATCCTTCCATCGACTGTGCGGGAGCGAGGCTGCTGCGGGACATATCCGAGATCCAATCGGTTATCATCCTGACCTGATCCTGGAGGGCCTTCGTCAACTTCTCCGTAGACCCTGCCGCATCCTCTACGGCAGAGTAATACTGGTCCGCCGCCTCCGCCCATTCCAGAAGCATGACGTACGCCTTCTGCCCCGACTCGGTAGTCAGATCCAACCCCTCGACGATATCGCGATACCCCATGCGGTCCGCGGGAAGCGCGTATCCAAGGCTCCCCAATCCACCCGACAGTTGCTCTTGGAGTCTCGCCTGCTTCTCCGCGTCCGTGAAGAACTTGTCGTAGTAGGTCGCTGCGGCGTCTTGAAGCGTCTCAAGATCCCCGGCCATCTCGATGATCGCCTCGGAGAAGGCGATGACGGCTGCGGTAGACCCCGGAAATCCCTGATTCGTCATCGTCAGTATTTCGGAGACGATGGCTTTATCCATGACCAGCCGAGCCGCCGTCTCGAACAGCCCCTCATTCAACTGCTGGTACCGGGACACGAGATCACCGAACAGAACCCGTACTGCTTCATCTCCCACATTAGAGAAGTATTCCGAGACAATCTTATTTATCTCCTCACCGGTCTTACCTGCGAGGTTCAGTCTCTCCCCCTTGAATTGGTACGCAAGGGCCGCGTTCACGTCCGCCCCGAGTCCCTTCGCGAGTTCCACGAGCGTGGCACTCATGTTCACGAACACGAGGCTGAACAGGCGCGACACGTCCTCGTCCAATGCCTTATAGATCGTCTCGTAGGAGGTCTTGTCGGAGTGGAACCACCCGCCATCCTTCACCGTCTTAATGACGGCGTACTCCAACGCGTCCATGTATTCCCCGGCGATCAGTTGCCCGGCGGTTTGCGCCTTGAACTCGATCCCGGACGATTCAAGCGTTTTCTCTTTCCCCCCGCCGAAGATGCCTCCCACGACGGTATTGAGGAACCAGTTGCCGAGATCCTCTACCCATCCGGCAATACCGCTATATTCTTTTTCCATCCCGTACGTCCCGAACATCGTGAGCGTCTTCGACGGAGTGAAGCCTGCCGCCGCGCCGGACACGCTCCCGGTACGCACGATGGAGGTGACAAGGCCGGTGATATTGCGGTTCAAATCCTTCATGGAATTGTGGATCCCGGTCAACTCGCGGTATTCCAACTCGTAGGTGTCCTCCAAGAGGTCCCACACCTTCGCGATGGATTCGCTCCCAGTCCCGGCCTCCGCGCCGAGGACGGTGGATGCAGGAAGGGCGGGGGCTGCGGAAGCGCCGCCGCCACCGCCGCCGAAGGCGATACCGGCCATTCCGAGAACGTTAGACATTAGCGCGATCATCGCGGCGATGCGGGCAAATGCGGAATACGGATCCCCGGTGCCCTGCTGTGCTACCGCGCCTACCGCGATCATGATGTTCTTCTGTGCCTGTACCGCCATCTCCGCGATCGCAGCCGCCTTCGATAGTTCACTCAACGCCTTACGCTCGCGGGAGTCTTTTGCGTAAAGGTCCGCCATCGACGCAAAATTACTCTTCATGCTTGAGAATGCCGCCTGACGATCCGAGTTTTCCCGGTTGAAGGCATCGGCCGAAGCAGCCGCCTTTTCTTGTGCCGCCCACGCCGCACCTGCCGCGTCGTCTTCATAAAGTTTCCCTCTACGCTCCCCCTCCTCGTCTAAATACTTGAATAACCTGGCGTAGTAGGTGTCCTCGTACCCGGATATTTCCGAATAGAAGTTTATCTTGTCGGCAAGGGCCTTTCGGGTCTGTATGTCTTCTGCCGCCGCCGATGCCGTGCGAGCCGCATCAATCCCGGCGAACAACATTTGCAGACCTTCGAGTCCTCCGCCGTAAGCCCCTGCCGCGTGATCCTTCTTCATCTTCTCAATGTTGGTGGATTCACTCGACCGAATCTTGTTTATCGCCCGCTGGTGCTCGCTGATATCCCAGTCGTTCGCCTCGGTGACGATCTTCTCGTATTCTTTTAGTGCGCGTTCCTTCCACTTGTAGAACTTGTCTTCCTCCGTGATCTTCCCCCTCACGTTGTCCATCGCGTCTTTCATTTCGTCATCGCGGATCTTCTGAACAGCCTTGGCGACTTCCGCTTCCTGCTCAAGGATAACGCCCCGTTCCGCACTCCCCTTCCACTCCGCTATCTTCGCCGTCGCGCCCGCGACCGCCCTGAACTTCTCCGTCAGTTTCTCCGCCTCCCGCGCTATCTCGATCACCTTCCGCTGATACTTATCCAATCCTTCTCCTGCGATCTTCGCGTCAAGTGTGCGGGCCTGCTCCTTCCATTGATCGGCAAGGTGTTTCGCTTCCTCGGAGACCTTCTTCGTCTCGTTCGCCATATATTTCGTTTCCTTGGCCGTCTCCTTGACGTACCACAAAGTCTTGTCGTAATACTGCAACCCCTCCTGTGTGATGGCCCCTGGTGTATCCTTCGTGGCGGGCTTGTACCCTTCTGCCGCCATCGCCATGTCCATCAGTGCCTTTTCCCCGGCCTTGAGCCGCGCTGTGTACTTGTCCACGGCGTCATCCATCGTCTTGCTGAGGCCGAGTGTAGCTAACTGTCCAACCTTAGCCATGCCGATTCCGACTAAGTCAATTAACATGGAGATGCGCCGCAAATCGGCGATGAACGTGGTCATCCCGGACTTGATCGTCTTCATGCTTTCCAAGAATTCCGGGTTCCATTCGATCTGCTTCGTCTTCTCGTTGACCGTAACCATGCTGTTCGTGATCTCTATGAGAGATTGCTTTATCCCTTCAAACAGCGGCGTCATACCTTCCCCGAGATACTGGAAGGCAATGTCCTTCATGTTGCTCCACAGTCCCGCCCACGTCGTCTGCGCTTCAACTCCGGCCACTTGATACGCTTTCAACTTGTCCATCAGGAAGGTAAATAGTCCTTCGGCGTTATTCTTGTACTCGGCGATGTCCTCGTTCCTGAGTCCAAGGACCGTGGCGATACGACTGGTCCGTGGATTGATCGCCCCGGTCAACATGGACCGCGTCTCCTCGCCCAGTTGATCCATCGGTAATCCGATCGCGCCAGCCGCCTGCACCATTGCAAGGGTGAACTCTTTCACCATCCGCTTATCGAATCCCTTCGCCATCGCGACAGGTAGGGTCTGCTGGTAGGCGACGATCAACTGATCCAGCGTGGCGATCGTCTGAAGGTTGGCCGCCTTCAATTCCTCGATCACCTGTTTCGACTCCACTTGGGCGGCCTTCAGTGCTTCAGCACCCTTCAATGCCTTCCCGGTGGTGATGTCGATATACTTCCCGCTCGTCATGAACGCGGCACCGATGCCCAACTGCGCCGTCTCAATCGTGGCAAGGTACCGGAAGGTGCCGGAGAACGACTCCTGAACCGCCATGATGCCCGACAGGATGACCCGGTACGCGAGCATACCTTTCATCATGGAGAGCCAACCGGCCTGCGAATCGCGGGACATCTGCTTCCGTTGGTTGTGGAAATTCTTTTCTTGGGAGAGCTGTTCATGATCGATTCGCTGAACGGCGATACTGTATCCCTGTTGAGCGCGTAGCCGGTCGCTGAAGGTGCTCCGGGAGTCGCTCGTGATGTTCTTGTAATAATTTAGAGCCTGTGCCCTCATCTGTGCGAATGTCGCTTCGGACTTTACACCAAGACCCGTAAAACTATTCTCGTAGTTCGCCCTTTGGGTAGCCGCTATCGCCGCAGTCTTGACGGCGTTCTCGCGATACGCCTCCTGCTCCATCCGGAGGGTTCTCATTATATACTGGGCTTTTTCTTCCTCGATTGCACGAGTCTTGACGGCGTTCTCGCGACGGGCCTCTTGCTCCACCTTCATCATCTTTACGATATACTGGGCTGTCTCTTCCTGCGTCTGCCGTTCATACCGGAACTGTTCGGCATTCAGCGCCATCACCCTTTCGGTAGCGGCGGAGTACGCCCGAGTGATGTCTTCCAGCGAAGATGTTGTTTTGTTCTTGATAAAGTCAAAGGAAGCGACTGCGTTCTTCCGCATCTGATCGTAGACGGCGTCGGACTTAATGCCGAGAGACTTGTATGCGGACTCCACCTTGATCGTGCCATCGGTAAGGGCTTTATGCGCCTGCTCCAATCCCTTTTCGAGTTTGGTGGCGTCGAGGCCGATCTCCGCAAACATCGTCCCTATTGGCTTGCCTTGTGCCATTACCCGTTCTCCACGATGGACTTGATCTTATCCAGGCTTTCCTTGAACGCGGGTCGAAGGAACGGGTGTGGCTTGCCTTTCCATTCTCCTCTGCCATATTCAACTTGGACGGCATACCACGTGCGAAATTGTCCCGCCATAATCCACACGTTCATGTCCTTCGCCGCCCTGTACCCATACCCGGCGTTCAAGCCGGTTTCTTTCTTCGTCACGCGGATCGTTTCCTTCAGGGCGTCGTAATACCGCGCCGTCCATATCTTCCCGGCGTAATCCCCTGATCCATACGGGCCGTGTTCCTTCCATGTATACTTGAACCCGACCATCTTGGCCCGAGCCGCATCTCGCACAACGATAGCGGCCTTCTCAATGCGCTCCATTGCCCCATGCAGTATTTCGGGAGCGAACTCTTCCGGATTCCACCTTGAGACAACGCGCATCAGGGTTCCCTCTTGTCGTTTATCCTGCCAAGCATCCAATGAGACAGGGTGAGTATCTTCTTGAACGTACCAAGGGCGTCCTTCACTTCATGCCGATCGATCGCCTCCCAGACGGCCAAGTGATTGACATCAACGGGGCCACTAGGTCCCATGATCCACTGATTCTGCACGAGGGAGTACAGCATGATCGCGTCCGCGTTCTCATCGAGTAATATGGGGCGGCAGTCTCCGCAGGGCGGATCTTCTGGCGGAGTCCTGCCACCGTACAGAATCTTACAGGCCGCACAATTCGGCTGCTGTTCCACCCGCCATTGTGCGGCCTCTATAAGTTTTTTTCCGCCCCCTCCACTTTGTCCACGTTCGTCCGAGTAACCAAGTGGAGGCACCGCGCCGCAAACCAAACGAATTGAAGACTTTTCCGCATGATGAGTTTCTTGTTCTCCGACGTGCAGGCGATCTCGTCCCCGTTCTTGTCGAGGATGCCTCTCCAATCCTGAATGACGTAGTCCCAGACCGCGTTGCTCTCTTCCTCGCGCTGCTCCGGGGTCTGGTCCTCGTATTGAATCCGCTCCATCGCTTTCGACTTCGTATTGAGGACGATCTTTTCGACCGTCTTGCTGGTCTTTGACTTGATGCCCTTCATTACGTCAGCGTCCATCGCACGGATACACACCTCGCCCGCGCCTTCCTTCGGGTCGAGGTACGTCATCTCTCCGCCTTCGCTGATCTCGGATTCGAAGAACTTGAACCATACACCCTGCGTCTCGCCGCTCAAATCAAAGCGCATACACCCTCCCTTTCGTTATAGTGTCGAATCATTAATCAGCGACCAGCGCCCACGGCCCGGTGCATTTGCCGGTAAACTTGATCGTCCCCAGCCCAGACTTGTCCATGCCGATTGAGATGGACTGCACGAGCATCCCGGAATCCGACAGCCCGCCGGAGGCCACGGTCTTGTTCGGCGTCCAGTAGGACGTACTGTCCACGTAGAGCCGGATCTCATTGACCGCGCTGTTGTTGATGTTCGCGCTGATGAGGACGTTCTGGCCCGTGGTGTCGGCTGCGTCGTACAACCCGCCGAAGTTCACGTTGCCGTAGTCCAGCATCCCCGTCATGTACTGCTTCGCCGTATCTCCGAACGCCGAAGAGTCCAGAAGATCCACGGAGATGCCGGGGAGTTCCCACGTACCCATCCCTACAACCGTGTCAGTGCCAAGCGTCACTTTCGCGTTAGACCCCCTAAGAAAACCCATGTCCCGTACCTCCTTGTGGTGGGCATAAAAAAAGCCCGCTCTCGGCGGGCTTTCATCTGAATTGTTGTCGGTTGACTGCTACTTGTTCACGAGAACCCCATGCTCAACGGCGTGAGCGTTTGCTTCGCTCAACTTTCGATAAAGACGCCACCATGATTCGGTAATCTGCATCTGCGACAGGTGCCCTGCCGGGACGGAGGTATCGACGAAGATTTTGTACCCCGCGCTTTTAAGGTCCGAGCAGAAACCGATATCTTCCCCTACGTCTAACCCGTTGTGCGTCCGCCGCCGGAACCACGGAGCGGGCATGTCGCGGAACACTTGCATGTCGAACATCAGGCAACCCGTGCCGGTCGCCGACACCTCGACTAAAGAACCGGGTTCCCACTCCGTGATGTTCTGATACTTGCCGAGTTCACCCTTCAACATGAGGGGGTCGAACGGAGGATATCTTCTATTTACCATTACTCCAACGATGGGTAATTTATGAGACAGCAGGCGCGTGATCGTTTTGGGATGATAGACCTGATCCGTGTCACACATCAGGAGCGATGTACAGTTCTGCCTCAACGCCTCTCGGACAAGATTGTTTCGCATCTCCTCGATAGGGCCATTTGATGTCCTCAGATAAAGGAAGGATGTTGGTTTCTCCATCGAGATGAACGAATCAAAGAACGCTGACGGGATCATGTGATGAGATAGGGGCATCCCGATCCCAAGGGAAAAATTGCTGATTCTCATGGCCGCACCGCCTCATACCCGCTCTGCCAAACAACGGGCGTCGGGAAGTACGGATGATCGACCGGCATTCGCTTCAGATCGACGAATCCGGCGGTCTCCATCGCCTCCTTCAGCAGGGCCGCGCTGTAAGCATACTTGTGCGGCGACACCTGGCAGTACGAGTAGATGTAGAGGTCGTTCAACTCGCGCAGTTTCTCGGGCGAGGGATTCGCGACATACTCCTTCATCAGGTAGTCGATGTCCGGAACGCACACGGAAATCTTCCCGCCGGGCTTGAGGAGGGTCATCCAGTAGTGAAGCGCGACCTCGCCGTCTTTCCAGTCGAAGTGCTCCAAGATATGTCCGGCATATATCTCATCGACCGATTCTTCCTCATAGGGCAGGTCGAGGATGTCGCAGACCAAGTCCGGCCTGACCGCTTCCTGCATGTCGACGTTGACGAAACCTTCAAGGTGGAAAGTCCCGCACCCCAAATTCAACCGCAGACCGTTCTTCAGCATCACGCCTCGGACGATCTGCTCGTTCCAGAAATTCTCGCCCCACTTCTTCTTCAACAGGTTCGATGTTTCCTCGCAAAACGCGGTGTAGTCGATCTCCCCACGGCGGTCCATCTCATTGAAGGTCACGCTGCCCTCGTGGTAGATGTAGACATCTTGAGCGATGCCCACCGAGTGCCCCGCCGCCTTGGCGCGGTAGCACCAGTCGATCTCCTCGCCGGAAGACGGCCACATCGACTCGTCGAACTCGCCGATCTCATCGAACAGGGACTTACGGAACGCGAAGCAGAACCCGATGATCCAGTTCGCCTCGATCGACAATCCCTTATGGCCCTCGGCGTATTCTTCCGCCACCTCAAACAACGAGTCCTTGTCCGTATACGCAGGTACTTGGATCCGCTGCCTACCGGCACAGAAGTTCGTCATCGGCCCAACGATGGAGAATCGCTCAAGGTGCGCTTTCAGCCGATCACCCCACCCCGGGGTTACTATCACATCGTTGTTCAGCAGAACGATGATGTCACCCTTCGCTGCCCGGACTCCCTGATTCACTGCCGCAGGGAAGCCGAGGTTCGTTTCGTTGCGGATCAGGGTCACATCCACGAATCCCATGTAGGGCTTCGCAATCGGCGGAGTAGATCCGTTGTCGACGATGATGACCTCGTAATCTTCCGTCGTCTCGCGGACGGCGGCGATGCACTCTGCGGTCATGGAGTGCTGGTTCCAAGCGGGGATGATAACCGAGATCATATGATCCCCATTTCGAGCTCAGATATCATTCCCCGGACGGCATTCCTCAACGGATTGTCCTCTACCGCGTGGAGGTTGTATTCCTTTATTGTATTTCTCAATCCGTACGCCGATGCTTCCTTGACGTACATGCCGGCCGTTACCGTTGCCACCGCATCTGTGGCAAGGTGAATATCAAGCGACCTCACGGTGTTCGGTTCGAACCCAAGTGCGTCACAAATTTCCGTACAGACCCGGTGATGCCCCGCCACGAGACGCGCCATGCACCCTCCTTCTTAGTTTTTCTTCAATTCCGCTTCATTAAAACTTCAAAATCCACATCGTATTGATAATACTGCCCGGTCCCTGTAGTCGTGTCTCCGGGGATATCCGTCAGCGACCCGCCGCCGACTCGCCTCATGGAGATGAAGGTATTCCCGGTGATCGTGAGGTCACAGTTGTCGAACAGGCTTTTCAGGTTCGTCATGGCGTCCTCGATCTCCGTAGTCCCTGATGCCTGCGAGAAGATGGAGAACTGAACCAAGACTTCTTCGATGCGCTCTACGAACAAATCCTGTGGTACATCGGTGATGACGAAGTACATCGCATACGGCCACGTAGGATTCTGCGGAGCGCGGTTCTTGTAGAGTCGCCCTCCGATGGACGTGGAGAACGCGGAGCCAGTAATTTTTCCGTAGAGGGCGGTCGTGAGGTTTTTTATGACGCCACCTCCCGGCACAGCAGGTCCATGTAGATGCGCCGCTCCTCGAAATCAATGATGGAGACGATGGAGAAGTAGCGGGTACCGTACTTAATTCTCCAGGAGGCAGAAAGCCCTTCGTAATAGCGGATGCGAATCTGATGCGTGATTGTCATTTGCGGGGCCGCGGCTTGCTTCTGCTCCTTGGCTGAGGTGGGCCAGATCGCCGCGTAAACGGTGTCCTCGGCTGTGTAAACGTTTGTCGTCCCCCCCATTCCATCGTCTGAGGAGGAAAGCGATTGGAGCTCGACCCGATGGCGAAGGGAACCTATCTGCATTAAAATTCGCCCCAGAGACGTAGCGGGGTGAGGAGTCGATCCACAACTTTATTTTCGACGACGTTCTGCCCTATTCCGAAAACCGGTTCGCCGCGCTGCTCGTACAAGTCCGAACAAATCATTTTTATCGCGGCCTTCAGTTTGTATGGGACCAATGCGGCGCTCGCCCACCCCGAGACATAGCGAATCGTGATCGGATTGCTCGGGAATAGTGTATCGCTCGGCCACGTCCACCCGTACGGGAGTATGATCGCTCCGTAATCATCCCCATTGATCTCGACGATGTACTCCGTGGAGGCGGTCCCCGTGGCGTCATCGGCTACATACGCCGTCGTGATATCGAACGTGTTCGTGGCGACGTTCGATATCGTCCACGCGCCGTTGTAACTCGTGGTGCCTGAGATATAGACCACATCCCCATCGGCGTACCCATGGGCGGCGGAGGTAACTTTCGTCTTGGTCCCCGAGGATACGGTGGAGTCCGCAAACGCCGTCAGCGTCTTCGTCAGGTTCGTCTCGACGCCATCCGAGTCCTTGTACTTCACGGAGGTCACGGAGGCGAGTTTGCCGAGTGGAAGCGTGATGAAGTCCTCGTCCGGCCACTCATCGAGGAAGTAATCCCACGTCTGCGTCATGATAGCCCGACGGGTAGTGTCCTCCACCTGTTCGCGGGCGGCGGTGATGAGAGTGCTGATGTACTCATCCTCGTCATTGGTATCGACGCGGAGATGTGTTTTTGCATCGGCCACGCTCACAGGTTCCGATGTGGGTGCGGTAACGAGATTACTTTTCATGGGTTATGCCAGATACCCGGCGGGGTTAATTCCGCGATACCGGCAGGAGGTGACACAGACGGTCGCCGCGTCCGACGCTCCACCGGCGATCGTCAACTGAATCTTGCTGCCGACCGGGAGGGCGAATGGCGTGGCGTAGGTGAACGCCGCGTTCGCCGCCAGGTTCGCCACCGCGCCCGCCGTCGCCGACAAGAGCGTGACAACCGTCGTGGTGTCGGTCTGTATGGAGATGGAGGTGATGGCCGCGTCGTCCGTCACGTCGACGTTCGGCAGGGTGATGCTAAAGTATTCGACGTAGACCGACCCGCCGGTAGCGGTGAACAGGTCGTAGGTGGCCGCCGCCTGCTGGAGGTCGATCGACCCCGGCTGGACGACGGAGTTCTCGCTGTACGCCATCCAGTTCGTCCCGTCATACGTCTTAAAGAGAGTTCCGGTGTCGTACGCCCAGAAAGTCGACCCCGGCTTGACGCTGGTCGGCTTCGTGTCCGTCGACAGGCCGATGTAATTCTGAATTACAGTTACGAGTCGAACCGTCATTGTTGTTTCCCTTCATAAAGGCGGGGAGTCCAATTTACCTCCCCGCCCCGTCAGGTGGTTAGTTACCGAGGACTCCAGACCCTCACGTAGTCGATGTCCAGTTTCCCGACGCCCGTGCTTGTTTCCTTGTGGACCATAAAGAAAGGTTGAGTCATCACGTTGGAACTAGCGGACAGATCGTGGGTAGTCCCGGTACCGACTCCGACTCCATCGATGTAAAACTTCACGTCGGCGACGTTTGTGCAGTCGATCC